GCAACGACTACATCGTCCCATACTACCCAAAAGAATTTTGTAAAGGCTCTTCTTTTTATTTTTTCAAAAGAATCAACATCTTCGATTTTCTGAGCAGAAGGAAATCTTGAACGAAACTGTAACCAGTCGTTGTTATTAATTTTACTTTTGCTTACATAAAATATGTCGTAAATCATTTGAGATATGTATTCGCTAATTTTATAGTTTCGTCATACAATTCAAGAGTGTATTTGCTCTGTGCGGGATCAAGCCAGGGGTAATCTATTCCTAATTGTTGCCTAATCTTAATTCCCAAATCCTGCGCATCTTCTTCTACAAATGTGTGATTAACATTTTGTTCGTAGATGTTCTTTAATATTTCAAAATCACGAACATCGACATAATTCCAATCTGTACAATTAGTCATCCATGTTCCCATACGAGCACCAAGCACAGCGTATCTACCGTTTTCTTCGTGGGTGCCGACTGTGGACCAGATTTTTAATCTATGTAAATTATGCCACCAGATACGCTCTTTAATTTCATCTGCTGGAATACGTACACCATCTAGCAATGTCATCTTTACACCCTCACGAAAACCTGCCCTCCATGCTTGAAAAGGACTGCCAGTGATCACTGTTTCGCTATAACATTCTTTAAACTGAACATAGCCATCTTCCCAACAAAAATCAACTTGAGCTCGGTCGCTGTCGCTGGCTTCGTGAGTTTTCATGTTAAGAATAAAATCTTTTTTCCATATCTTAACTCCTCCGTTGCCATATAACAGACCGTTGAGTTTATTTCTACCCAGCCAACTGTATACCTGTATCTTAGGATCAGAAAAATCTAATTCTAAATTAAAGAATTTACTGTCTACGATGTTATCTGCATCTATAGTGATCAACCAATCGGTCTCCGATGCTTCTGCTGCGGCTTTATGAGCAGCATCGGATCCTTTAACGCCGTGGATACGTTTTGCCCAAGGAACCTTATTACACAGATCTGCGTAATGAAGATCAGCATTTGGTTCATCGTAACTTAAAAAGAATACGTCTAATTCAACAGCTTTCATAATTTCTCAAACACATAGTTATCAAAAATTCTTCTTGTATATACACTGAATTTTTCAGTAGGACTTATTTTAAAATGCTTAGGATTTTCAATAAGATCGCCTATTCTAACACTGATCATCTGCATCAGAATATTAGGATCGTTGTAACCAGTTAGCAAAAATATCATTTCAGTTTCGCCCGACCAGATAAATTTTGTGTGCTTAGGATCTATTGAAAAAATCAATTCATTTTCTTTTTCAATATATTTCACACTGACATCTGGATCTTGTATGTTTGACCATTGCTTCTCAATTATCCTATGCAGAACATCATCGATCTTGGTAAGATTGTGTGTAGCGAATTTGCTTAACTTATAAAATTTCTTCGTAGGAACATCAACACGATATGAAAATAAACTTTCTTTACCTGATAGGATTAGTTGTGCTTCGTCCTCGTCTATTTTTGTTTTTCCTGTAAAATCAATATTACCTTTGTAAGGAATAACTGACACAACAAAGCCGTCGTCGTTGAACACAGCACAATATTCGGTAGGAGTAGATTCCTGTATTTTGATCCATTCATCAAAATCCATCAGTTCTTGTTCCATGCGATCTCCTCTAACAAACTAATTACTTCGTCAGTGACTAAATCTTTTTCAACATAGTGAACTAGATCTGTTTGATTGTAATTGCCTATTTTTAACTCACCGTTAGGCTTAAGATAGAATCCTGCATGTTCTGTAACTCGATCTGCGGACCATGGCCAGTTCTGCACCATCGGTTTCAAATGAACTACTTTGGGAAAGTCTAAATCATAAGACACATCGCTGGTAATATCTAAGATTTTTGCTGCTAGTGCAAATGCTTCATCAGTGCCTACTATTTTAGGTTTGAATTTATCTAAGAATATATTTTTAAATTCTAAAGGATTAGAAATTATATATCTTCCTAGTTCAAAAAAATCTCTAGATAGCTCGCTGTCTTTCTTGAAAAATGTATAAAAAGAATATAAATTAGGCAACTCGTTGGCAGTAAATGTCTTCCTATAAAAATCATCAGTAACTATCTCACCCCTATAGGTAAAAGACTTATTACAGACATACAATTCACAATTTTCTATAAAATAATCTACCCAATGGCTATAATCTCTGAGAAAAATCATATCAGCATCAATACATACTGTATGCTCGAACGGTGACAGTTGATCCATCCAAGATCTTCCATTCCAAAAAGTTTGTTCGTCCCACTGAATAACATGATCAAATACCCAAGGACTTTTTATTTTTTCTAGATGAGATTTATCATCTATGACCAATGCTACTTTGTCATATCCTTCTTTCTGAGTATTCTTAATACTCAAAGCCGCAGCATAAGCACATTTTAGATAATCAATATCTTGATGGGCTGAAACGATTATCAAATAACCAAAGTTCATATAATTTCCAATAGTCTTTCTTTGTTTCGAATGATACTTTGCTTATTCATAACGTGTATGTCAACGTCTTTGGTAACAGCGGCCCAAAAACTGCCGCAATCAAGAGGTTTGTCTATAAGATGTAATAGTTTACTGTCTGTCACAGATAATAAAATATCTTTATCGTAGACCGAACGCACAGGCGGTAGTGAATATATTTGATCAGTTTCATATCCGCTCATGATATGACGTGCTACACTAAATGCTATGTCGTTTCTGAACTGTCTAGGATCAAACCTAAATAGATCAGCATAATATCTATAATTGTCTCTGATAAAATTTACCAACTGAAAAAAGAATTTTATCAAACATGACCGTAGTAGCCCAAAACATATGAATTCCTGTTTCGGAGACCCGCTGATCTAATATACCCATACGTTCACCGGTAACATCATTTATAGTCTCCCCCATAAGGATAGGAGCATCTATGTCCCAGTACTCGTTTAAATTGCTTGAAAAAATTAAATAATCAGAATCAATTAACAGAGTTTTATCGTACGGAGTTAGATCCCATGCCGAATATCTGTTAGAGTTTTCAAAAGGAACATTTTGACTATCGAAACCGTCGTGAAGTTTTCTAAAATTTTTAGTTACGGGTTTTTCTACTTCGATGATCTTATCAAAAATTTCTTCCGCTTTGACCAATGATCCCGACTCTTGCATCCATGCTCGTGTATGTTTGTCAGTGACTAAACTCACAGGAACTTTTAAATTTTTTTTTGCTAATCCGCCTGCTATGATTGCCATCAAACCATAATCTACATTCGGATTGTTATGAGCGAAAATCAATACGCCTTTATTCATAGATCTAGTAATTTTTCAACCGTTCTGCTATTCTTTATTTTTTGATATTCTTCGTAATACTCGTACGTAGATGTAAAATATCTATCAAGTATTTCGTCTCTGAATTCTAGAAGATCGGGAATTAGGATAGGATTATCGTTTTGATCTATCAGAGGAACGTTTTCGGTTCTATTCTGATCAATCAACATCTGAACAAAAACGATTAGAGATCGATCTATCTTAAATAGACCGCCGTGACAACCATAGGTTAATTTGGCATTAATTTTTTCTTTTAGAGTTTTTCTTTGTATAGACAACGACTGTCTATAATTGGAAAAATCTAACGCCTTTTTTAGACGCTCGTCCATACCGTCTCCTATAAAATACGCACATTATTTATGTGGGTTGATATAGGTGGGTAAAATTTAGCTGCCGGAAATTGAAGAAATAACAGTCGATGCTGGGCCGTCGACTGAGAAACTACCTGCTGTTCCAGTAGGTTGTAGTACTCCATAAGCTCTAACAGAATCTACTGCTAAAGATAATGTACCATCAACGCTATCTCCTGGACCTCCAGGGCCTGGATCAGTATAATTATCTATCCAAGTAACTCGAAAAGTTATGATGTTAGCTGTGCCAGTAGAGTTATTAGCTGCGTTGCACAAGGCTTCTAACCTCCAACTATTAGCACTGTATGGACTGCTAGATGATAGACTATAAAACTGCTGATAACTAGATGTTAGATTGTAAAAGTTAACTGCACCGGTATTGGCACCAAAAGCCTGTACACCTGCAGACGACAGAAGGTTACTCCAGGCAGTATTTTGAGCTACTGAAGTTCCGCCTGTTCTTGAACTAGAAAATCTAATCTTGCCGCCAGCATTGAAAAAATTTCTTGCTTTTTCAGCATCCGAAAAAGTTACAGTAACAGTGCATGACAAAGAGCTTGACCAGGAAGAAGACGTTGATTGGCTTCCTAGTGCAGATGTTACAAATTGTCCAGCACCGAGATCAAATCTATTGGATTGAGCTGTTAACGCCAAAGAACTATATTGTGTATTTGGATTTCCTGCGCCGTATCTTATAACATCTGTGGTCTGTACTGTAACCATCGATGTCGGGGCTGTTCCTGTTTGGTGAAGTAGAGCATTATAAATGTCATATCTCAACTGATCCCATTGAGTTTTAGTAATCTGATTTCCAACTGTTACTGCAGAACTGAATATCGATTGACCGTAACCGTAGCTAGCTTCAGACCCCGAAAAGGAAGAACTCATTACCTTAACTATGTTAGTTCTAATAGAATTATAATCTGTTGCAGAAATTAAATCACCAATTGCCATATATTATCCTTGTTACAATACAACAGCTTCAATTAATTTAACGGATGTATCGTCGCTGCTTTCAAGCGCGATAGCGAAAGCATCATTAGTATGCGGTACTGCCGCAGAAGCACAACCATTGTTAGATGCTATTAGTCGTTGACCTTTCTTTACTGCTCCGACAACTTTGACCGGAACACGACCCTTTAACGCCACGTAAACACCGCCTTCTAAATCTTTATTCATCATAAATGCAGGATTCGCACTGATCACACCAATAGCACGATCGCCCCATGAGCTAGCAGTAACTTCTTTTTCGCCGCCTACTACCATCACGGTTCCAATTTCATAATCCGCATCCGGTAGATACTTCTCTGCCAAGTCAGCATATCTAGCTGCTGTGGCTGTACCGTTAAACAGGGTAGCTGTTAGATTTCCTGAACCGTCTCTGGCTGCTATCGTATCTGCTGAAGCTGTGGTCTTTGCAGATTTATATGCACTCGAATCATCTACTGCTGAATCATCTATCTTTAATTTATCTGCTTTATCAGCGATTCCAATAAATCTATTAGCGGTAATATTAGCAGAAGTATCTCTTAGTGCGATGGATGTCGCAACTGCTCCTAATTCTCCGATTAGACTATTTAATGTAGTTGCATTTGATGCGGTACCTGTTACAGATCCAATAACGTTACCGTTTAAGGTTCCTGTAAAGCTACCAATGAATGTCTGAGTAGTAGCGTTAAATGCTACTGTATCATCGGCAGCTTTTAAATTACCTTTGTGTATACCTGTGACATTACCTGTAAGATCTCCTGTGACATTACCGATAAAGGTAGTTGCATACATATTAGCATATTTGCTAGAACTGCTACCTATATTAAAAAAATCAGTGGTTCCTGGTAATATCGCTGTAGATGTAAAAATTGCAACATTTCTAAGATCGCTGTCGCTGACACGTATTCTCATCGAGATAGTATTGCCCAAGCGATTTTCAATGACTGGCTCGTCGCCGTTTTCTACTCTAAATCTTATATCGTTTTGATCGCCTAGAGTAAAACCCGCATCGTTGAACGATATTTCTTGTTCAAACGCAACTTCTCCTAATCTCACAAAGTCGCTGGCTAGATATCCTCCTAGCCTTGCAGAGTTAGATGCTGTGCCCCAGAAATAATGATCAGTGCTGGTTACACCGGTGCTACCGTTAGTATTGATTAAATTAAATCCTTTTTTAACTACTGTAAATCCAGTAATAGGATTAATACCACTATCTAGAGTAAATGCATCTTTACTTACTATACCAATCACTTCGCCGCCGGAAAATATCTTTACAATAGTGTGATTAGTTCCGACATTGTCCTTAACTACTTGGCTAGCAACTGTACTTGCACCTAAATCGGGAGCTGCTTCTGGTCCGATAAGGATAAATTCTGTGCCGTTATATGTGTACAACTGCTCTGCACTGGTGTCGAACCACATATCTCCAATTTGAAGGCCTGTGGGAGCAGTGGGTCCTATTTCTGCGCCGCTGGCTGTTCTAAATCTAGTTCCATCATAGAAACGTAGTTTTTTATTGCCGCTATCGTACCAAACCTGTCCGGTTATAGACTTAGGTGGGGCAGAAGTATTTGAAAAATTTTCTAATAAATGTAGGAAGTTTTCGTTCTGTACTTCACCGTATCCGGCGTAGTTTTTACCTACAAATCGTAGATCAGTAGTGGTGTCAATGGTTCCGTCGTCTACAGAGACTAAAAACGTTCCATTATATCTGTCTACTTGATATGCCATCGATCAACTCCATTATAATAGTTATTTATCGGAAATAATATCTTTTAAATCCTGCCTACTACTACTTCGATTGTACCCGAAATACCGTCAAAATCTTCCAAAGATTTACCGATGATCGTGCCTATTTTGGGATCTGTTGCGGGTCTAGCATAGCCATCGCCGCCACTAACTAGCATATCTCCTTTGCGAATCGTACCACGAACTTTACAGGGTACTCTACCCTGTAAGGCTATCGCTACAACATGTTTTCCCTGTAATTCGCTGTTCATTAGATATGCAGGATTGCTGGAAACTACACCTGCTACTCGTCGACTTTCATCCTCTGCTAGAGTAACTTCGTGATCTCCGCCGAATTCTAAAACTGTACCTGCTTCATATTCTGCATCTGAGAGGTATTTTTCTGCCAAATCTGCATATCTAGCGGATGTAGCTGTACCTATAAAACTACTAGCACCTACATCTATGTCCTTATTAGCCACCCATTTGTCTCCGGAAGACGCATAAACAAAGGACGCATTTGCTCCAGCAACGAATATTCCAGCACCATTGGCGCTCGAACTATTTGCAGATCCATAGGCAAGGGTTAAGGTTTTATCAACTATCTCTACCTCAGTTGAAGATACTGTAGTAGTAGTTCCTTGTACTGTAAAGTTTCCTGTAACTACAAAATTTCCGTTAGCGGTTATTGTAGAACCACCTGTACTAGGATAAAGTGAACCCGCTCTTAGATCTGTGCCGTAATAAGAAGCAGCATATACCTTGTTGAATCCGGACGAAGCTGTACCAAGATTAACGGCGGTGCCGCTTGGTACTAGAGTCGCTGTGTTTTCTGCTCCCTGCAACAGAGCAGTAGCAGCGTTGATAAATGAAATATCGGGCCCCGAAGATCCTAGATCTAAGTTAAGTGTGCCTGTGGTAGATCTTATAGTGGGTGTTGTCGAATCTAAATAAATCTTTAAAGGAGCCGTTCCGCCAGGATTTCCCACATTAATCGATCCGCTATCGCTTAGATTGATATAAGATAAAGTTCCGAGTGTAGTCAGTGCAGAACTTACCACATTTGATGCCAATGATGTTCCGGTTAATGTATTTGACGCTGCCGGAACTGTGATATTTTGACTGCCATCAAAGGCAACACCATTTATATTTCTAGGAGTAGCTAATTTTGTCGCTGTAAAGGCATTACCTGTCAAGGTAGCTCCTATAAATTCAGCAGCCACAACTGTATTGAATGTACTTGTACCCGCGCTAACAACATCACCTTGAACATTACCTACTAGGTCAGCAGTTATAGTACCTGCTGAAAAATCGCCAGCACTGTCTCTGGCTACTACAGTTCCGATTAAATTACTAGGTGTAGCATCAACACTCCATGTTGTTGCAGATGATCCATCAAAGTTAGATCCATTAAGATACTCACCCGCTGTTAGGTTAGCGGTAGTACTGGCTTTGATAGTGATGTTGTTTTCTCCATTAAAGAAAACTCCATTAATATTTCTTCCGGGCTCTAATTTACCAGCAGAGCTTGCATTACCTACAACGTTACCAATAAAACTTCTGTAATTAGTTACATTAAACCCGCCGGTAATAGTAGGGAATCCAGGCAATAAATTTATTTCACCGGGAGTAAAAGAATCCGCAGATGCAATAGCTATTGTTAGATCGTCTGCGATAATTTCTAAAATAGCATGGCCGATGCCAGTAGTATCAAAAATCTGTCTAGATCTTATTTTAGTTGGGCCAAATCCTTCAACTGCTTCGGGCCCTATGAGTTTCCATACGCCAGTGTCGTAAACATATAGTTGATCTGTTGTGGTCTTATACCATAGACTACCATCATAGCCCTCGGGTTCTGTAGTTGAAAAAGCAGCAGATCCAACCGGTGCCCACACATTTCCATCATAGACATTTAATGTTTTATTTGAGGTATCATACCAAACCTGGCCCGACAACGGTCGTGTCGGAGGCTCACCGTTGGCGAAATTTTCTAGTAGATGAAGAAAATTTTCATTTTGGACTTCACCGTAGCCTGTGTAGTTTCTACCTAACAGTCCAATACTCGTAGTGGTATCTAATGTACCGTCTTCTAAGACTACAAGTTCTGTCCCGTCGTACCTATTAATCAAATATGCCATACATCGCCCCTTGAATATTTACTAATCATGATATAAACGTCCATGCACCGCTGATAATTTGATAGGTCTTAACAATTCTCGAAACAGAAAGGCTAGGAGCAGCGATGGTAGCAGTTGAAAAACTGATGTTATTCAAACCGAAAGCTGTTCCTGTTGGAGTGACAAATTCTGTAGAACTTGTTGCGGTTAACGGATTAATTTCTAAATTAGTCGAATTGTTTACTAGCAATGAACATAATACTCTAGCTACTGTTCCGTTTCTATATTCAGCAACAGGTGCTATTTGTTCTATCCATGCTGCGATTCCAGAATTCGAAATACCGTCCGAAATATCAAAAGTAAAGGCCAAAGATCTAGTCTGTGTAACGTTATCGACATATTCTTTTGTAGCTGCGTCCTGTGCTGTTGTAGGATCCGATACATTTGAAATTTTCTTACTGCCTAAATTTAACGTTCCTGTACCATTTATGTTAAGAACTAGATCAGTGTTAGCAGCAGTGACTTGGATAGTATTTCCATCCATAAAAATATTATCAACTGTAAACTGTGTCTGCGGACCAAAAGATGTTACCCCAGGAATGCTTGTGATTCCTGCTCCTAAAGATGTCGAAGAAAGAACAGTTACTCCATTGATTTTAAATTCTTTACCGGATGCAAGGTTAAAATGTTCTGTGCTGGTCCATGCCTGACTTGCTAGTGCAGGGAGAGAATCATTATAACCAGCAGATAAGGCTTCTGATGAAGCCGATGTTGCTGCCTGTCCAACATCGTGCCATAAGATCACATGACTTGATGCACCTTGTAAAATAAGGCCGCCGCCTGCGGCATTCGCATCTGTAGGAGTTATACCGGTCTGTTTTGCTAAAACTAAATTTTTATCTTCAATTGTTACGGTGCTAGTATTGACAGTGATCATATCACCGTTTACTGTTAGATCGCCGTCAACTGTAAGGCTTCCCCCCATAAAGACTTCACTGTCTGGATAATCCTCATATATGTTAACACGTCTAGGCAAAGATTCAATTTCAAAAGCAGGTTCAGCAATAACGTCTCTTCTAACGTTAAGAACCATATTCTTGTTCGAAGCAATATTCGCGATGATCAAGTTACCATCTTGAACTTGAAACTGTCCTTGGTTGGCATCACCGATGATAACTCCAAGATTGGAAGAAATAATAATCTGTCCGTTAATAATATTCGAAGTATCGTTTCGAACATAAGCACTGGCCGGCTGATTACCTAGTTGTTCTGCATTAGTCGCTGTAACATTAAATTTTAGACCGGCTAGTGTTCCAGAATTGAAACCTGGTTGTATATTTCCACTGAATCCTTCTATAGGTAATTTTGGAGTGAATGTATCTTTAGAAAATATTCCTAAAAGAATTCCATTAGTGTAGAGTAAAGTAATAACTCTGTTTTGATTTAGTGTATCAAGTATGTTTGATACCTTAAGACCACTAAGTCCTTGACTTGCTGAATAATCAGGGCCTAATAGGATCGTATTTGTACCATCAAAGAAATATAACTGTTTATCTACATCATTAAACCACATATCTCCCACACCTAGTGTGAGCGGCTGCGAACTAGAAATTGTAGCTGAACTTACAGGAACAAAACCATTACCGTTGTACACTTTAAGTTTTAATTCAGAAGTATCAAACCAGATCTGGCCTCGTATGGGGTGAGTCGGTGCTGCCGAATTAGAAAAGTTTTCTAATATCTTGATTAAATTTTCATTTAATGATTCGCCGAACCCGCTGTAGTTTTTTCCTATAAGAGTTATGTCAGAAGAAAGATTATCGACCTGTCCGTCTGCGACCGTTGCTAATATTGTTCCATCTGTTTTATTAATTGTATATGCCATATTAAGTACCTTAGAATGCCGGTGGGCCTGAACGAATAATGTAGTTCAATGTTAAGAACGGATTCATAACCGAAAATGCTTGTCCCAGCGCCGCAGAAGTCTTTACTCCCCCCGATGAAGGTATATATTGACTCTGTCCAACCGTTGTTGGACCTCTTTCAGACAAAGATCCAGTATCACTAGGAATAGAACTATCTACTCGTGTTGCATAATATTGTTGTCCTGTGGATCCTTTCATATTATGCTCGTGTTCTGGCAAGTTGCTGGTTGTTAAGATGTTCGAACTTTGTCCTCCACTGTCTCCTAGATTGTCCGGTGCTGTACCCGCGACTCTGTCTATGTTTCCGCCGCCTGCATCAATATAGCTACCCAATGAGTTAGGAACAGTATTGTTATTATCCATGTTATCCTTGCCCAGAGGAAATCTACCTCTAAGATCAGGTAACCTAAATGTTCCTACACCATTTAAAGATACAGTATTATATCTCGTTCCTAGAACGTCAAACAAATCTGGAAATTTCGATTTTTCAATTTCACTACCATCGCAGAGTAGATAACCATAGGGGGCTTCTGTGCCCGCATAAGGTAATATTCCTCCAATAGGAACTGCAAGGTCTCCTACAAACGTATTTCTAGTTTGTTTTAATAGTCCCTCTGATGATCTGTAGACTAACACATAGTCGTTCTTTTTTGATAGATTTGGCAGAGGTTCGTTTTTAGAACTAATCAGCGCAGAGGTTAGCGTAGTATTAAAAGTTTTTGTTAATCCGCCTACTTGTCCATCAAAGGTAAAGCTAGGAGAGGTAACGTCACCCTCCATTTTGAATGTGGTAACAAATTTAAGGTTAGTAGATGTTGCCGAGTTTCCTGTAATGTTTCCAGATAAAACCCCCTCAAGAGTTTCAGCTATTACAGTTTTAGCACGTACAGTTTTCCACCTTTTCAAATCTGAACCTAAATCATGTGTGTCAGTAAATTCTGGTTGAACATTGTTAAATTCGGATACTCCGGTAACCTTGATTCCATCACCGACTAGTAAATTTTTAGCAATAGCAGCTCCACCAGCAGTTATAAACGTTCCGTTTTCAAAATTCGTGCTTGCAGTTGTATCTGTTAAAATAATAGCGCCGTTAGACTTAATATTACCATCAACATCTAAAGCTTCTGTTGGTGCCTGTACGTTGATACCAACTGTGTTTTCTAAAACTCTTAGAATGGTATTTGGAATTCCATCTCTATTAATTTGAAGATCGATGCTAGAACCGGGACTAGAATTATAAATCTTTCCTGCTATGTCACTGTTAGAAATACTAAAAGTTCCATTAACTCCCAAAGTGATACCTTGGTTATTTCTAACGTTAATACCGAATTCGGTTGTGTTTACCACATCCGAACGTAAAAATTTACTGGCTGCTATTTCTACATTATTGATTGTTAATGACTCAGCAGATGTATTAGTTCCCCAGATTTTAGTATCGAGACCGCCTGTACCAATTTCATTACTGGTTAAGTTCATACCAGAACGAATAGTAATGAAACCGTTTACTGAAACCTTAGGAGTAAAACTATCCTTACTGAATATAATAACTGGAATATCTTCTATGTAAAAGGTTAAAACAACTCGAGCGATATTATCAGAATCTATGATTTGTTCGACCAAAGGACCACTTCTTAACCCTGTGGAAAAATTAGGTCCTACTAGAATCCATCGTGTTCCGGAGAACACATATAACTGTTGATTAGTAGTGTCAACCCATAATTCTCCGACCTTGGAAGATGCCACTGCAGGTTCTACAACACTTTTTTGTATCTGAGATGCTGCTTTCCAAGTGGTGCCATCAAACACCTGTAGCGAGGAGACTGCTTCTGAAGAATCGTACCACAACTGTCCCTCAACCGGATTTACTGGCGGAGTGCTTTTAGCGAAATTTTCTAGTACAGCTAAAAAGTTTTCGGCGATAGTCTGGCCGTATCCTGTTACGTTTCTTCCCGGAAATGTAAGACTAGTATCCGTACTAGAGGTGTTATCATATACCGTAATCGGTAACTTATTATCTTTATCTGTAAAGTTTACAATATATGGCATCTTTATACCTCAGCAAAACTTGTTAAACTTTGAATTCTAATCGTATAATCTATTTGTATTAAACGATTTAAAGATTTCTGTACAGGATGAAAGATGACATGTGTCAGCAGTTTTCCGTCGCCGTTAGGATTAAAAGATTTTAATCCTAGTTCATCAAAAACAAAATCTCCGTTCATTGTTTGACTATTATCAAATGCTTCTTGACCGTCGGGCTCACCGTAGTC